TGTGGAATGTGATCTTCGCGAGAAAAAGTGTGACATCGTGAGAAAATGAAAAGTCCTTGGTGGCAGGAATGGAAACAGAAGATGATCTGCGGAAGTGGTTGCGGGAAAAATGGTTGCCCGCCAATAGCTTAACGTGGACTGAAGCTGCACGCGGCGGGACGCACGGCGCTCCTGATGTGGTCTTGTCAGGATCCTATGGGAGTATGCCGACCGAGCTTAAGTGCCTGCGTAAATTAAAGAAAGAAGGTTGGAGCATGGTGCTGCGCCCGCCGCAGTGCAGATGGCATGAGCTCCATCATAAAAATGGACGCAGGAGTTTATTCCTCGGCGGATGGTGTGGTATACCGACCGCCGTCGTCTTCGCGCTGCCCGGTCATGCGTGGCCCGGCAATCCGAGGCTTAAAACGTGGTGGGATCGCTTGGTGAGGGTCAATGATATGACTGACATCGTTGCCTGCATCAACGACAAAAATTTCTGGCGGTTGTGATGGGAGAACAGCCTGCACTCGGAAGTGGATCTTTGATGGAGCGATTCAAGCCGGGAGGCGGTTTCGCAAAAGGTATCAAGCAAAATCCAGGACGACAGAAGGGCACGCCGAATCGCACGACGAAGATGTTGAAGGAAGCGTTGCTCATCGCTGCAAATGAAGCCGGTGGTGGTGGCAAAGATGGTCTCGTCAACTATCTGACAGTGTGCGCCATCAAATATCCGCAATCGTTTCTTCCTCTCCTTGGTCGCGTGTTGCCATTGCAAATTCAAGACGAGACCGGACAGCGTGTAGAAGTTGCCGTTGTGCGACATGTCATCATTGACGCGAACGCAGAGGAAATGAGCGATGACAACGGCGGTGCAGCAACTTGAAGTTGACATAAGGACACCGCGCGTCTTTCAACCGCTGATCGCTCCTGCACGCTACAAGGGCGCGCATGGTGGACGCGGCAGCGGGAAGAGCCACTTCTTCGCAGAACTCCTCGTCAGTTATGCACTGCGCCGCAAGGGTCTCCGTGTGGTGTGCGTGCGCGAATATCAAAAGTCGCTCGAGCAATCATCCAAACGTTTGCTAGAGGACAAGATAGAAGCGTTCGGCGTGCAGCCATTGTTCCGTGTCACTGACAAGTACATCGAGCTTCCCGGCAACGGCAACATCATCTTTCAGGGAATGCAGAACCACACTGCACAAAGCATCAAGTCCTTGGAAGGATATGATCTTGTGTGGGTTGAGGAAGCGCAAGCCTTGTCGCAATATTCGATGGACTTGTTGCGTCCGACGATTCGCAAACCGAACAGCGAACTATGGTTCTCATGGAATCCCTATGACCCGAAAGACCCGGTCGATCGCCTCTTCCGCAGCGACAACAAGCCGCCCGGCACGGTGGTGGTGGAAGCAAACTTTGCAGACAATCCGCATTTCCCTAAAGTGCTGCGCACTGATATGGAATGGGATCGCCGTCGTGATATGGATAAGTATCTTCATGTTTGGATGGGTCAATATCGGCGTTTGAGCGAGGCGCGCATTTTCAAGAATTGGCGTGTGGAGGAGTTCAGCACGCCGAAGAATGCACGTTTCTACTTTGGTGCTGATTTCGGTTTCAGCGTTGACCCTACTGCGTTGGTGCGATGCTTCATCGAAGCCGGCACGCTGTATATCGATCATGAAGCGGTGCAGGTTGGTTGTGAGATCGACAACACTCCTGCACTGTTCCGCCGTGTGCCTGAAAGCAGCAAGTGGCCAATGACCGCCGACAGCGCACGTCCTGAAACCATCAGCTATCTGAAACGCAATGGATATCCCCGGATTGGACCAAGTCTCAAAGGACGCGGCAGCGTTGAAGAAGGCATTGAGTTCATCAAGAACTTCGACCTTGTGGTGCATCCTCGCTGTAAGCATCTGGAGCGTGAATTGGCTACGTTCTCATATAAGATCGATAAGAAGACGGAGGAGATTCTTCCGGTGATCGACGAAAGTCATGCGAATCACGTCAACGTTATTGATGCGCTGCGCTACGCACTTGAAGCAACACGGCGCAGCACATACACATTGCGGAGCGTTGAGTGATGGCAAACTTTCTTGACAATCGCCCGACCGCCTATACGTGGGACAGTTCCGTGCCGGAGGCGCGTGGCTACGCACCACTGGATCCAGATCAATGGCTGCAACTAGACTTCGCCGAAAGAATCGGATACGCGGGAGCCGCTATGCGCCCCTTGCCGGCCGACACAAGGCGACCGTTACCGGGGACACCGCAATGGACAATGGAACTTCTCGGCTTACCGTCACGCTTGGTGTACTTGCGGTGATCGTTGCGATTGGTGTCATCATTGTGATGTGGAGCGTATGATGTACAAGCTAACGCCGCAGGAACTCGCATGTGTACAGGCGACGATTGCGCATGTGCGTTGGGACTTGGAAACAAACTTGAAGGTGCCACTCATGCCACTCGCAAAAGGCAGCAAGGCGCGCAGCAAAAAGGGTATCAGCAAAAATATCCGTGCGGAGATGCGTGCAGGTAAGCCGCAGAAGCAAGCCGTTGCCATTGCGATGTCCCTCGCTGGCAAGAGCAAAAAGAAGAAGCGCAAATGACCATCAGCAAAAAAGAGTGGCTAGCGTGGATCAGGAGCCCTCTCAGGTTGCAGTGGACGTTCATGAATAAGTGGAACGCGGAACCGATTCTTGAAACCACTGGCGAGCATGGTAGCGTGCTGCATGTTCATGTTGTTCGCTTTGGTGATCGTGATACCGGCATAGTGATGACATGGTCGCGCAAGCACTGGCGTGACTACGGCATAAAGCGATGGTATTTCCGCAAGGTTGAGTACCCTGACTTTAATGAAGCCGCCTATGCATGGAAGCTCGCAGGTATGCCGCGCGACAAAGTGGACTACCACGATTATCTAAGGGTGGTGTGACATGGGCAAGGTCATTCAATATGCACGCGATACGTTGACATCGCTGGTCAGCGGTCTTGGTACGATGCGCGACAAAAGCGCAACGACCGGATATATCGCATACATTCCCAACCCTGCGGAGCTCAGCGCAATTTTCCGCTCATCTTGGTTGGCACGCAAGATCGTGACTATCCCTGCATTGGACGCAACGCGCAAGTGGCGGAACTGGCAGGCTGAGTATGACGTTATCGAATTGATTGAAGCGGAGGAGCGCAGGCTTGACGTGCAGCGCAAGATTCTGCAAGCGAAGACCAAGGCACGCTTGTTCGGTGGTGCTGCCATCTATATCGGCACGGGTGATCCTGATCCGTTGCAGCCGCTCGAGCCGGAGCGTATCAGCAAGGAAGGCATCTTGTTTCTGCATGTGATGGAACGCAAAGACCTCAGTGCAGGGGACATTGACCGTGATCCGGAGAGCGCATACTACGGCGAACCGGCATGGTACAACCTAAAACAGAACGATGCCGTGCAGGAAATCAAGATACATCCGTCCCGCCTTGTGCGCTTTGTGGGGGAGCCGATCCTCGACGACTATGCCAAGAACGTCGGGATGTGGGGTGACGGTGACAGCGTGTTGACAAGCTGTATTGAGACCATCAAGCAAACGGACAGCGTGGTGGCGAACGTTGCAAGCCTCATCTTCGAAGCGAAGATTGACGTGGTGCGCGTGCCGGACCTGATGAACAGCTTGACGGATCGCGAATACGAGAGCCGCTTGTTGAATCGCTTCTCCTTGGCGATGACGGCGAAAGGCATCAACGGCACGTTGCTGCTTGACAAGGAAGAGGAATACGAAACCAAAAGTCCAAGCCTTGCACAACTGCCGGAGATCATCAGCAAGTTCACCGAGTTGTGCAGCGGTGCAGCGGACATTCCCGCTACGCGCCTGCTTGGGCAGTCACCGGGCGGAATGAACGCGACAGGCGAAAGCGATCTGCGGAACTACTATGATCGCATTCAATCCATGCAGGAGCTTGAGCTAACGCCAGCAATGGCAGTGCTGGACGAGTGCATCATTCGCAGTGCAACCGGCGCACGCGACGAGTCAATCTACTATGTGTGGGCTCCGCTGTGGCAGATCACCGACAAGGAGCGTGCTGACATTGGCAAGCTCGACGCGGATATGATCAACGTGCTGAACACCACAGGCTTGTTCCCCGAGGAGGCGATCGCCAATGCAGCGATCAATCTGTTGACAGAACATGGCGTGTTGCCCGGTTTTGATGATGCAGTGGAGGAGGCGGGCGGCTTGCCGGATTACGATGCCCTTGCTGAAGAGGAAGCGCAGCGCACCATGGCCGAGTTGGCCATGAAGAAAGGCGTGGAGCCTGCTAAGCCGGACGCTGGCGGGCAAAAGCCGAACGGTGCCGCAGCCACCAAGGCATGACGCTGCTCGCCGTAGCTGTCTTAATTTGGGCGGTTTGCGTGGCGGTTTTGTTGGCGTTCTTCGCCGGTGCCAAGCGTGGTAGGCAGCGCACGGGGGAAAAGGATGATTAAATACGACCTCGGGCATCTTGCGGAGCTCAGCAAGCCGCGTGCAATGCCGCAGATCAAGGACAGGAAGACTGCTTACTTTGCGTATCTCCGCGTTCTGCGCAGCATGTTGGAGCAGTTGATGCGTGCCAGTGCAGCGCTGATGACGCACATGCTGCACAGGGAGCAGGTCGCCATCGGCACGGATCATGCCATGGTGCAGGACATCGGCCCGGAGGACTTCGGCAGCTTGGACACATTGCAGCGGAACCTTGCACGCATCGTTTCCAATTCAATTCGTCGCTTGTTGGGGTTGGAAGCGCAGTTGCACACCAAGACATGGAGACGCGACGTTGATCGTGTGCTTGGTGTGGACGTGACCGCCGTGGTGCGGGACGAGGATCTTGAAGCGTACCTTGATGCCGCTGCCACACGCAACGCGAACTTGATCGAATCACTTTCCCAGCGGCAGGTCGCCCGTGTCAAGCAGATCATGTTGGATGCGATCACACGCGGGCAGTCAGTTGCTGACACGCGCAAGATCTTGGTGGAGAGCTTTGACATCGCCGATTCCCATGCTCAGCTCATCGCACGGGACCAAACTGCCAAACTGACCAGTGACCTTAATAGGATCAGGCACGAGCAAGCCGGTGTGGAGCGCTACACATGGCGGACCTCATTGGATGAGCGTGTGCGACCTCGGCATAGGAAGCTGGAGGGCATTACGTACGAATACGGGGAACCTACCGGTGCGGAAAGCGGCTTGCCGCCCGGTCAGCCTATCCAATGCCGCTGCATCGCACAGGGGATCGTCGATCCATGACCTGCACCACATGCGCAGAGATCCGGCGCGAGCTTTCACGTGCCCTGTTAAGGGGCGATATGCGCACCGCCGGATTGAAATTTCATGAAGGCTTCATGAAAATTTCAAGAAATTCGGGCTCCAAACCACTTTTTAAATCAACCTCCTTGCAGGGAAATAAAAAGTCGACTACGCAAATGAGCCGTGGATACGCTCCTGACTCCCCACGGTGCTGATGCGCTTCCTGGATGCCGTGACGCTTGGTGATGTGAATCTTCGACAGGAAGACGGCTTCCTTGTCGCTGATGCCTTCGCTGCGCGTACCGGCATCCAGCTTTATAGCGGCAGGGAGGTCGGTTCACCGACCGACAGCGTGGTCGCAGTGTATCGCCCGCAGGACGAGGTCTTCGCACATGCTGCACTGAGGTCCTTCTCCCATGCGCCTATCACCGTTGATCATCCTCGCGTTCCGGTGACAGCCGAGAACTGGAAGGACCTTGCCGTCGGTGAGGCGAGTGCTGAGGTATTGCGCGACGGGGAACGGTTGCGCATTCCGCTGATCGTAAAGGCGCAAGGAGCGATCGATGCTATCCGCTCCGGCAAACGACAATTATCCGTCGGCTATAGCTGCGATCTTGAATTCGTTCCCGGTACTGCGCCCAATGGTCAACCGTATCATGCGATCCAGCGCAACATACGCGCCAACCATATCGCTATCGTTGACGTTGCGCGTGCCGGACCTGAGTTCTCAATCATCGACGCATGGGGCGCAGAGCCCATCACGGAGGACGACATGCCTGGACCAACCCTGCGCCCCTTGCAGATCGACGGAATCACCATCGAGTTCACTGATCAGGGAGCGGAAGCCGTTCAAAAGCTGATGACACGCATCGCGCAGCTTACGGCTGACAACCTTGCGCTCAGCACCACGGTCGCTACGCGCGACACGGAAATCGGCACGCTGAAGGTGGAGCTCGACACGGCGAAGAAGGCTGCGCCTGACAGTGCAGCGTTGGACAGGTTGGCCGCGGACAGGGCAACTCTCGTGGATCAGGCACGTGCTATCTTCAAGGACCTTAAGCCGGAAGGGCTCACGGCAACGCAAATCCGCCGCGCCGCTGTGGTCGCCGCTTTCGGAGACGACATGGTCAAGGACGCGTCTGATGCGCAGATCGAGGGGATGTTCCAGGCCGCAACGGTCACGCGCAGCAAGACCTCCCAGCGTGATCCGGTTGGCGAGGCAATGCGGTCGCGTTCGCGGTCAACACAAGATGATGACGACAATGGGCAGAAGGCGTACGAGCAGCGTCTTCGTGACGGGTGGAAGACCAAGGCTGCGTGATGGGCGTCCCGCAACTCATGAGCCTGCAACCGGCAGGAGCGCGTGTCAACGATCCGCAGTTGACGATGCATTGCATCGGCACTGGCTTTGAGGATGGCTGCGTCATTGTGTGGAACGGCGGCGATGAGCCGACAACGTTCATCAATAGCGGTGACGTTACCACTGGCGTAAATCCCACCACTGTGTGGGAGGGTATCAGTGGCTTGGATGATGCTATCCCCGTGCAGATACGCAATCCGGGCGGCGAGCTCAGCAATACCAAGCAGTTCGTCTTTTTAAGGGAGCAAGTTCTCATGCCAGCGGTCACTTATGCTGCCACCCTGCGTCCCGGTGTTGAGGGCGCAATGGCAAATGAAGAGCCGGTCGATCTCATCAGTCGCACGGTAGAGGATGCCGCAGGCATCGGCTTCGGCAAGGCCGTTGTGCAAGGCATCAACGACAATGGCTGCAAGATCGCCGGTGCTACGGGCAAGGTGCTCGGCATCACCGTGCGGGAGCGCAGCGTGCGCGTCAGCGCGCTCAGCGGCAATGGCTTTGCGCAGTACGACACCGCGCGCATCATGAACCAAGGCGTCATCTGGGTCAAGGTGGGCTCCGCCGTGGTGGCGGGGAATGCCGTGGCATGGACCTCCGCAACTGGTCTGTGGGGCGCAACCGGTGACATCGTCATTACCGATGCACGCTTTGAGACTAGTGCCGGTGCCAACGGCATTGCTCAGGTGCGCCTCGGCAATCTTCACGGTTGATGCAAGCACGCAGAAAGGCTCGCCACAATGCCACGCAGTTTTCAAATGCTTGACGCTCAGGCCGCGATGGCGTTCGTCGTCGAGCAAGCCGCCTATATTGAACGGGAAGTCAACGCAACGATTTACCCGGAGATCATCTATCCAACGTTGGTGCCGATTGACACAAGCGCGAATCCGTTTGTGCAGTCGGTCCTCTACTATTCGTCCGACATCTTCGGCAAGGCGAAGTGGATCAACGGCAACGCTGATGATATTCCGCTTGCCGGTAGCGAGCTTGCCATTGCGAAGACCTCCGTCTACACCGCTGCCATCGGTTATGGCTTCGGGTGGGAAGAGGTCAACTACGCAACGCTCGTCGGGCAGGATCTCCAGGCAACGGACGCTGCCGCTGCACGCCGCGCCTATGAGGAGATGATGCAGGGCATCGCCCTTACCGGCAACACGGAAAAGGGTTTCGCGGGTCTCATCAACTATCCGGGCGTGCCGATTGACGCAAGCAGTGCAGGGCCGTGGACCGCCGCCACTGCGCCAAGCGTGATCATGACGGACCTCAACAAGCTCATCATGGGCATTCCGCTCAACACGCAGTACACGGCATACGCCAACACCATCCTTCTGCCGCCGGAGAGCCTTGCGCTGCTCGGCGGTATCATCGTGCCGGACACCGGCACCACGTTCCTCGCGTGGTTCAAGGCGAACAACGCCTATACGCTTCTCAGTGGGCAGGCGCTCACCGTTGCGGCGCTCCCTGCGCTCTCTACGGGCGGTGCTGGCGGCGTCAAGCGTGGTGTGGCGTACCGCAAGAGCCCGGACGTGTTGAAGCTGCACGCGCCCATGCCGCATCGGTTCTTGCCGGTGTATCAGGACGGACCGCTGCATTGGGTCGTCCCCGGTGTGTTCCGCACGGGTGGGCTCGAGGTTCGTCGCCCGATGGAAGTCCGCTACATGGACAACATCTAGGAGAGACCGATGACGTTGATCAGCAATAAGGGACGCACGCCGCTCGGTCTCCCGACTGGTGAGCAAGTGCCGGCACGCGGCAGCGTTGAAGTGCGTGACTGGGACAAGGCGCAGGAAAGCGACACCGTCAAGCGGTGGGTCGAGGCTGGCACGCTTGTTGAGGGTGAACTCCCCGAGCAGACTGAAGCGGAAGTCGCCGCTGAGCAGGCTGCGGCTGCGGGAGATCCCAATCGCGTCTCGCAGGAAGAGTGGGACGCCAAGCACGCAGCGGGTGAGCTCACGCCATACGACTATCAGCCGCCCGGCGAACGTCCTGAGCCGGAAGGCGGTGAAGAGCCGCCGCCGGAAGAGCCTGTGACGCGGCGCTATTGAGGACGTGACATGGGCATGATCGTAGACGTTCCAGGTCACCGCACGGACGCACTGCTTGCGCAGC